TTTGCCAATTTCTACTATTGTTCAATGTGTGAATCTTTTTTGTAGGATTGTAACTGCCAAAGACACTAAGGATGTTATCTTATGTGTGTCTGAAGGTTTTGCTGTTTTTCTAAAAGTAATCACAAGAGAGCAAATCAGTCATTTTTGTGACATGGCAGTTAGTTGTTACAAAATGTTGTCTACTATAGAAAACAGAGAGAATATCCCTACTTCTCAGTCATTTTCAGGGATGTTGCGTAGTGGATTCAATGTTATATTGACTTCGCTAAGCGGAGAGTTTTTTCGTTCGATGAAAACTCTACTTTTGTCTTTTGCCAGTTTGTCTTTGTTCGGTGACACCTATAACAAGATAGTATCAAAGGTCGTTGGATCTCCAAGATCACTTTCTGTTCAAGACTTTCTTATCAACGTGGTTGATTCATTAATACATATGATAGCAGCAATAGAGAGATATTTCCATACAGGAGTTTTCAGAGATATTTTTCTGTGTGAAGATCCTGCTTTGCAGGCTCTTACGCAAGCGAAGGAACTCCTTATGTATAGTGACTTTCTATATACCGGCGTTCCTGTTCCAGGAAAGAAATGTATACGAGAATATTGCTCTGAGTTGAAAAATTCTATAGGAGACCTTGAGAATGCTATAAAACTTTTGAAACCCACTCACTCAATGGTTGCGCAAATAAAGGATACTTTAATCAACTTGAAGAAGGAAAAGTTGGAGAAGGAAGGCAAATTGGGTGCCATGAACAGACCTGAACCTATCGCTTTTGTTGTATATTCACATGGTGGAGTCGGTAAAGGAAAGATTATGACTTTGATATATGAGACACATTCATATTGTAAAGGTAGAAATTTTCATCCAACCCATGTTTATAATAGAATTGTGGATTCGGAGTACAATGAAGGATACGAGGTTGGCTCTACTCCATATTGGCACTTGAGCGATGTTGGTTCTGAAACCAAGATGATAGCACAGAATAAAGGTTCAAGAGCAATTGAAGAACTTACTTCTTTGATCTCTACAGAACCATATCCTGTCAACATGGCACACCTTGACGTCAAGGGCAATGTTTATGCATGCCCAGAGTTGGTGATGGTTGACACGAATAATAAGTTTCTCAATATCCAACATATGAAGACAAACAGGCAAGCATATGAACGACGATTTCATTATGTAGAAGTTTCTGTGCTTGATGAATATAAACAGGGTGCGGATTTCCCTGCCTTGGATGTTACTAAGTCCTTAGAAGTTGGAGGAAATTTGCTTGATCGTTGGTCGTTTACCATGTACACTGTACCAATAGGATATAAAAACAATGTTGAGATATCATTCGAACAAAGGAAAAAATTTCTTTGCCGTAATGTTAGAGTCGAAGAGTTTGTGGAGACCCTTAAGGAAGTTTGTAACAATTGGATAGTTAAGACTTCTAACACCACTGATGACGCAAAATTTAGTGCAAAAGTTAATATGCCACATTTGTTTCCTGAAGTTGGTAAGTGCGAGGAAGGTACTGAAGAATTGGACGCAGAATCTTTTGTTTTTAAGAAATTTAAAGATCCCTTAAAAAATATGAGGCAAAAGATAGACAATAAACGGAAGTGTATGCAACACCACATAAGGAAGTATTACGAAAAAGTTAGATCTCATCCAAAAGTACAGGCAGGTTCTATTAGAGGCAGGTTTAAGGACGAATATAGTCCTGATGATTCCGGTCTCTCGGTTAGTTTTGAACTAAGTGATGACGCTAGCGAGGAGGATATTGATGAAGTCAAAAGACAGGCTGATCTAATAGAACAAGAAAAGTTACCACTCTACATGTATATGCAAGCATACTGTCACTACTATTATTATACAGCTAAAGAAAATTGGGAAGATTTTATGCGTAGCAGATATATTTTTATGCTATTAACATATTGTACAGGATTTGCATGCTTTGGTAGAGCACTGTTGTATAAGTTTACACATTATCTTCTAAGAAGGGCTGACGTGAAGAAACAAACTATGTTTAGGCAAGATTGGATGGCTTTCAGTTTTGTCACTTTCTATTTTTCACTTTTCTTAGGAAACATACTTTCATTTGGAACTTTTTCCTTATTGTCTGTAATATTTAGTTTCAATCCTTTAAGTATGGCAGATCATGCATCTGGTGTAGCGGTTTCATTTGGTGCTGTTGCAGCGAAGCGGAAATACAAACAATGGATGCGCAGAGCTTATGATTACTTTGGATGGGACTATGACCCCAATAGTGATAGTGCTAAATATCTAGAAATGGTTGGATATGGTGCTGGAATTTATATTACTTATAGAGCTGTACGTCCTATTATCTCTTTTATTGTTGACAAGGTTACTAGTAATCGAAATACTGTGAGTAAAGTTGAAGATATAAGTGAATCTTCTTTCCATGTAGATTCCTGTTATAATCCAATTTTAATGGAGAAGGAAAAATCTTACCAGTGTGGTGGTTCGCGTGTACGAGTAAAAAACGTACTATTACCTGAACACTGGAATGTGAAAGAAGAATATTTAGTTGAAATGCCAAAGTTCACTAGTACCTCTAACGGATTAAAAGAAGTGTGCAAACGTAATGTTAGTAAATTTTTCATTTATGCTATATTAGATGACGGTAAGGAAGTCTTCATAAGTAGTACTCATGCATTTGGTGTAAAATCAGAGTATGTTGTTACTACTTTTCATTCTTTCTATACGGACAAGTACAATAAATGGAAGTTGAGGGAAAATCATTTGGGTGTTAATCAAGATGTGCTGATTGGTTCCAATGAGTTCATTATCACTAAAGATGACATAGTCCAGGTCGATGTGGATATATGTGTAGTTCATATTAGTGGTAAGTTGTACAAAAATGTGTTAAAGCATTTTGGAAACGATTTGCCTGGCTCTATTTATACTGGTTGTACTTTACAGGGCAAATGTTCTTTTGAATTGCATAAGATGAATAGACCTGTTCGTGTTGGAGATAGTGGCAAGTTGATAGTTTATAAAGAATTCTTGAAATATACCGAACCACACTTCAATGGTAAATGTGGTTTGCCGTTGTTTGCAGATGTAAAAAGTGGCAGTGTTATAGTCGGCATACACTCAGCAGGAAGACCACATACAAATGATAGTTTTGGATTGAGAGTGTATAAAAGTCTTATTGAAAAAGCCATTTTGAATATGAAAGACAAAAGTGTTTATGTTCCTTGTGCAGATGAACCAGTTTTAGCTCAAAATTATTCCAATCCACCTCCAAAATCATTAGTTAATTATGAGGTTTTACATGGAATGGTGTATAAGGGCTTTGACGGCTCAAAGGTTCTAGTAAATAACTCTTCAAAGCTGGTTTCACAGTCAGTTAATAAAGAATTAGTTAGTATACTAGAGTTAGAAGGAATATGTTCAGTTGATCATAGAAGAGAGTTTGGTAAACCTTTAATGAAACCTAAAACTATAGAAGGAAATTATGTTTCTCCTTATAATATAGCAATGAAGAATCTTAGTAGATACAGACCAGCTCTTGATCCTGTCATAACAAATAGAATAATTGATGAAGTTTTAGGCAGAATAAAGGAGTTGGAAGTTGTAGATGTTTCACCTTATGACATTGAGACTTCAATCAATGGCTGTATTAATGATGGTTATTTCAGGCGAATTAACACTAGTACGGGAGCAGGGTATGGTTTTCCAGGAAAGAAGACTGCGTATCTAGAACTAGTTGTTGACGACCCTGGGAAAGTTGTGAGAGAGCCGGTAGAATCCCTAAAACATCGTATCTGTGAGATATTGGAGAGTTATGAACGTAATGAAAGAGTGCACTTTGTGTATAAGGGCCAATTAAAAGATGAGCCACGTGACTTAGCTAAATGTAAATCAGGAAAGACTCGTGTTTTCTATATGACTGCTCTTGATGCCCTTATTATAAACAGAATGTTTTTGGGGCCTTTTTATTCATTGATGTCACAGTTTAGAACACAGTTTTGTGTAGCTTGTGGAGTAGATATGATGTCTCAGGATGTGGACGAAATTGTTACCAGATTAACCAAATTTTCAGAAGTGTTGTTCGAAGGAGATTACTCCAAGTTTGATCAGTCACATTTACGGGACGTTGCACATACTACGAATACTATAATTTATAAATTCTTGTCAGAAAGAGGATACAATGACACTGCACTATCAGTGTTGCGTGGAGTTATGACTGACAATTTGTATATTAATTTTAATATTCTAGGTGACATTTTTGAGATAGGAGGAATACAACCCTCCGGGAAATATGGCACTACAGAAGACAATTGTTTAAGGAATCTAGTAATAATGATGTATGTTTTTTACAAGTGTACACCAAATAGAAACTTTAAATTTTTTGACAAAGTGGAACCACTTTTTAACGGAGATGATCTTCTTGTTTCAGTCAAGAAAGATGTCGTCGGTTGGTTTAATGCAGTTGATTATTCTACAGCCTGTAAGCAGTATTTGAATATGGAGTTCACTTCTGCAACTAAGGGAACTGTTCTGTTACCTACTATAAGGATTGAAGAAGCCACTTTTCTCAAGAGAAGATTTGTTTATAGTCACCTCTTTGAGAGATGGGTGGCACCTCTAAGTGTTTCTTCAGTTCATAAAACTTTATATTGGACAATTCCCAGTCGCTCTATTACCTCTTATGAACAGCATAAGTCCATGTGTATGTCAGCTTTGATGGAACTGGTTTTACATGTGAAAGACTCTTTACAATATGAGAGAATCAGAGTACATTTCATATTTGTCTTGAGTTCACATTATGATGTAGCTGCTTCAGCTATTGAATGTGATTTTAAGACGTATGAAGAACAAGTGGAGCGATTAAAAGACCAACGGTCAGAATCCTTAATCGAAGACGGACAGGGTGAAAAGGATGGAAATGCCTTGCTTTTGCAAAATGTTTCAACCCCAATGTCTACAGGAATAGATTCTACTGTAGACGTTTATACAGAATCTGCAAACCGAAATCAAATATTAAGAGAGCAAATAGAGCATATAAAGAATATGTCCTTTGACACCACAAGTATGACTGGCTTTATGGATCAGTTGAAACAAATGAAATCACAGTTAGAGTCGATGTCTTCCATGTTAACAGTTAATCCACGCAATTTGGCTGCGTGGAAGAGAAAATTTTTTAGGAAGAAGTTAACTCATATAAGTGTTCAAGATTCATTTAATTTAGCCTATCTGTCTAAGATGGCAGATATAGAGGCTACCATGAAGGTTATAAGATATATTGAAGAAATTTCAGACATTAACATAGTTACAGAGTCTGATGAAGCTTCTAGTGGAACAGTAACTAATCTGACTAGTGAGTATAATTTGAAAGAAGTAGATGGGGCACCTAGTACCAATGTGCAAGAGGACGAAGTGAAAGTAGAAGATATTGGATTTCAGAATGTTTCTGACATTTCTGAGTTTCTTTCACGTCCAATTAATTTAGTCACTTTCGACATCAGTACTCCTGGTGGAAGTATTTCCAATAGTTATGGTCTCTGGGACCTTTGGTCGTCCGAACCTTCGGTTAGAGCAAAATTAAGGAATTTTGCTTACTTTAGAGGAGAGATGTGCATAAAAATTACTCTGTCTGGAACTCCGTTCCACTATGGCAGAGTTTTAGTTTCATACCAACCCTGGCCAAGTCAAAACCAAACGTTACAATCTTTGTTGAATATTGTGTCTTTTGATGCAACCCAAAGACCTCTGTTACTAAATTACTTGAGTCAGTCCAAAGAGAGAGTTGTTATGAATGTTAATGAAAATAAACCTCTATATATGCGGATACCATTCATACACGTAAAACCTTTAGCAAGGCTTTTCAACACTTCCTCTACAGTTATTAGTGCCATTACAGATTATGAAGACATCTCCCCTATGGGGGATTTGTTTGTGTATACTATTAACAATGCAGAATCTGTTTCAGCAACTCCCTCAAGTATTTCAGCAAACATGTATGTTTGGATGGAGAACGTTTCCTTAGGCACAAATACAGGAACTCAAATAGATATTACCACTGAGTCTGATGAACGTGAGAGAGGACCAGTAGAACGATACACTGCAGCAGCTTCTGATATTATTTCTTATGTTGGCAAAGCCCCGGTTATTGGACCATTAGCTAAGGCTTCAAGCATAGTATTGAAAGGAGTTAGTGGTATAGCTGGATTTTTCGGATGGTCAAAGCCGATAATGATAGATGAACCTTGTTATGTTAAGAATAACGGGTTTACAAATAGTATGAATTTAATTGGCCCCGAGACTGGTTATAAAATGACTGCTGATCCAAAACAAGAGTTAACGATAGATCCCCGTATTGGCGGAGACATTGAAGATCCCATGTCATTGGCACATATCTACCAGCGTGAAACGTATCTAACAACTTTCACTTGGCCTGCTACCGCTCCAGAAATGTTGTCATCCATATTTCTTAGTTTAGTGCATCCTTATTTAACCACCACCACGAATGCAATGCCTAAAAGACAGTTTATGCCCACTGCAATGTGTTTTGCGGCTATGCCTTTTAAGTATTGGAATGGTATTGTGAAGTTTCGTTTTGAAATTGTTTGTTCAAAGTATCATCGAGGTAAACTTGCTTTTTACTTTGAGCCTAATGTTGCTCAGAGGGTTCTTATTTCTTCAGATGTTGAATTGAATAAACATTATATTGGCTTAGTAGACATACAAGACACCCAATCCATTGAATTTTGTGTTGATTGGGCTAACTCATTCGCTTGGTGTGAACAGCCAGACGTATTGTACACTGTGAATAACTATGGTGCAGGTATTTCTGGCAATCATTCAATTTCTAATGGGTATATAGGTGTTGTGCCTTTTACTCAGTTACAATCTCCTGATGATTCTGATGTACAAGTTAATGTTTATGTGTCCGGTGAGAAATTAACATTCAACCAGATCGTACCAACAGGGATGGATTGGGACAGAGACATTGTAACACAATCCGACTCTTCTTCAGTTCCAGTTACATGTATGACTCTCAATCCATCTACCGGAAATTTGAATGATAGCTGCATGTATCACTTTGGTGAGACTGTTTATTCTTTTAGGGCAATTGGTAAACGATATGTTACGAGTAATGTACTTTTTGGAGCGAGTATTGGAACTGGTAATGTAGTGAGGTATAAACTTCCCATATTTACTCAGCAAGTTCCATATGGTGTTGTGAGAGGACCTGGACAAGTTCCTAACATGTTTGACTATTTGAGATATGCATACTTGGGAATGAGAGGAGGAGTTAAGAAACATATAAGATATGTTTCTAAGGAGTCAAATGGACAGGTTCTACAACAATGTCGTGTTATTTTAGATACACCAACAAGTAGTTTTTCTATACCTACTGTCTCCGTTTCAACCGAGTCGTACCCTGGAATACAAGGGTATGTAACTTTTCTTCCACATTCGAACGCTGGTATAGCAGTAGAACTTCCCTTTTACAGTAAAAACTTATTTGTTTTTTGTCAATCCCCTACACTGACTAGTTCATTATCTTCTGACACGTACAACACTTCTTTTAGTAGAGATTATTTCTTTGAAGTGGATGTTTCAGACCCCAGCGTGACTGTTAGTGGTGATTGCTATGAGGAGACAGCATTTGGAGAGGATTTTACTTTCCTGCGATTTTTAGGATCTCCTTTGTTTGTAGCAAATTTTTAAAAGTGGCAAAACGGGCGCCACAAAATTAATAAGACCTCTCAGTCTTGATTTTGTGGGGGGTCAATTGAGGTATTGTTTTCTAACAAGATGTGTTAGTTTTTGACGATACAAGGAAGACCCCTTATTTCCAAAAAAAAAAAAAAAAAAAA